TGATTTTAGCTTAGGTTTTGCTAACTCTTATCCAGCAGACGGCTTCAGAAATTCAACAGACGTGGCAAGAAAAGAAGCTGCTGGCAACGTTGATGATAATAAAAATGTAGATAAAGATGCATCACCAGCCGGCGGAACAGCTCCAACAAGACAGGGCGAACAACCTACACAACAAAATTTAGCTAATACAGGATCGTCTCAAGACGGCAAAGGTGGCGGTGGTCAAGAAACTGAAGTGCAACGTATGGCAAAAGCATTCCACGACGCAATAACTAATCCATACGATATGGTTGTTTTAGATTTAGATATACTAGGAGATCCTTTCTGGATAGTTAACAGCGGCATGGGTAATTATACATCTAAATCGGTAGAAGGGGTTAAAGATTTAAACAAGGATGGATCAGTTGATTGGCAAACAAGTGAAGTTGATGTGATAGTTAATTTTAGAAGTCCTATTGACATTAATCAAGTGACTGGTATGTACGACTTTAAAGGTCCAAATCATCAGGACATGACAAAAGATCCTAAAGCTGGCCCTGCTATAGGATTTACAGGATTGTATTGTGTTAATCAAGTTACCAATCATTTTAGAAATGGTCAGTTTAGTCAAAATTTAAAAGGCTATAGAAGAAACGGTCAAGAATATAAGAAGCAAGGTTCTGGCCAAAATGCGTTAAACAGCAAAGAACCGGCTGGGGATAAAAAAGGATAATAATGAGCGGTCCAAATTTCGTAGAAACAATATCAAATGAAGATCCACCAGTTCCTGCTGGTATCTATCTTGCTGAAGTTGTCGGACATCTTGATACGACCTACATGGGTATTCTTGATGTTCGATTACATCGTCCTGTTGGCAATAACAATTCTGCCGGGCAAACATATCCTGCAAAATACATGAGTCCGTTTTACGGAGTTACTCCACAAAGCACTACATCAGATAACGACACTTATGCAGACACACAAAAAAGTTATGGCATGTGGGCTGTTCCTCCTGATGTAGGTTCAACAGTCGTTGTAGTTTTTGTTCAGGGTGATCCAAAATACGGCTATTGGATAGGCTGTGTACCAGACGAAGGAATGAATTTTATGTTGCCAGGTATTGCGGCAACTCAACAAGTTGTTGAAGATACAAAGACTGTTGAAGGCGAACGTTTACCTGTAGCAGAATATAACAAAACTGTAAATTCAGGTAATCAGCCAGATCCAACAAAAATTAAAAAACCACAACATCCACTAGCTGAAATATTGTCAACACAGGGTTTAATTAAAGATGATACTAGAGGTATAACAACATCTAGTGCAAGACGTGAAGTTCCAAGCATGGTGTTTGGAATTAGCACTCCAGGACCTTTAGATAAAACTGGTCCTCAAGGTCTAGTAGGTCCAGACGAAGATCCAATTGCAGTTCCTGTTAACAGACTTGGCGGTTCTACATTTGTAATGGACGACGGTGACGATAAATTTCTACGTAAATTGCCAGCAGATGCAGGTCCACCTGAATATGCAAGATTAGAAAATGATGAAACTGATGGAGATCCGTCTATACCACACAATGAACTTGTGCGTATCCGTACAAGAACTGGACATCAAATATTATTACATAACAGTGAAGATTTAATTTATATTGGAAATGCTAAAGGTACAACTTGGATAGAATTAACCAGCAATGGAAAAATTGATATCTTTGCAGATGACAGTATTAGTATTCATACCAAAAACGATTTGAATATTCGTGCTGATAGAGATATCAATTTAGAAGCAGGACGTAATCTTAATTTAAAAGCCCTTAACAAACTGCATGTTGAAGGAAATGCTGTTGAAAGTCTTTCAACAACTTCAACTAAAATAACTAGCGGAACAACATCACACATTAATAGTAAAACAACACATTTAGAAACTGCTGGTAAAATTTATATGAACAGTAAAGCAAAAGCTGAAGAAGCTAAAGCTCTATCAACCTGGCAACTACCAACTCCAGAAGGTGGCGCAATAGAATCCATAATGGCAAGAGTTCCAACGCACGAACCATATCCACACCACGAAAATTTAAATCCAACATCATTTACAGCTGCTAAAACAGATAGAGATCAAGGAACTCAAGTTGCTATACCTAAAGCATGGAAATCTTACAGTATACTTAATGATACTTTTGATAAGTTGCTATCACCTAATCAAAATACCGGAGAATAATAATGAGTGCAAATGCAAAATTATATGATAAAATCGTACTAACCCCTAACCAACGCAGAGACTTAATTTCTCCAAAAACCTATAAAGGGTTTAGTACAGTTAGTCAAGAAACAGAAAATTTTTCTTTATACGATTTTCAGTTAATACAACAAGATTTACTAAATCATTTTCATGTTAGACAAGGCGAAAGACTAATGAATCCAACATTTGGAACCATTATCTGGGACTTATTATTTGAGCCGTTGACTGAAGAATTAAAAGAATTAATAACACAAAACGTAAACACTATTATAAATTATGATCCTAGAATTACAGCAAATCAAGTAATTGTAACACAGTATGAAACAGGAATTCAAATAGAATGTGTACTAACATATTTGCCCTATAACATACAACAAAGTATGCAATTTAGATTTGACCAAGCAAATGGGCTATTAATAGGATAAAGTACGCACATAATTTTATTCGATAAATATTGTTATATAGGATAAATCATGACGGTTACAGCTAGACAAAACAAACTTTTAATATCAGAAGACTGGAAGAAAATCTATCAGAGTTTCCGCAACGCAGACTTCCAAAGCTACGACTTTGAGAATCTGCGCCGCACAATGATTGATTATATTCGTCAAAATTATCCTGAAGATTATAACGATTATATTGAGTCAAGTGAATACCTTGCCCTAATTGACCTTATTGCGTTCTTGGGCCAAAGCATAGCTTTCCGTGTTGATTTAAATGCTCGTGATAACTTTTTAGAATTAGCAGAACGTCGTGAAAGTGTATTGCGTCTAGCACGTATGCTTTCTTATAATGCTAAACGAAATATATCTGCAAGCGGCCTATTAAAATTTACAACAATTAGCACTACAGAAAATGTTCTTGATAGCAATGGCCGCAATCTAGCAGGACAAATAGTTACTTGGAACGATCCAAGTAATGCTAACTGGTACGATCAATTTATTAAAGTAGTTAACGCTGCTTTACCTAAAACACAACAATTTGGAACCCCGGCAGATAGCGATACTATATACGGAATTCCAACAGAGCAATATACATTCCAAAGCAATACTACAGGAATTCCTGTGTTTGGATTTACAAAAATTGTTGCTGGTCGTTCAATGGATTTTGAAGTAGTAAGTACAACCTTTAAGGGAAAAACATTTGTTTACGAAGAATCTCCTAAACAAGGAAACCCAGTAAGTTGTATTTTTAGAGACGATGGCCGAGGACAAGGTTCTGCTGGTTCAGGATTTTTTATGCGTTTTGTCCAAGGAACTCTTAACACAGGTTCTTTTTCAATAACTCAGCCTAGCAACAATCAGTCAATCGACATCGACAGTCAAAATATTAATAATGATGATGTATGGTTATACAAGTTAGACACTTTAGGAAATGAAGTTGAAGAATGGACTAGCGTATCAAATTTTGAAGCCAATAACATCATTTATAACAGTCTTAATAAAAGTATTAGAAACATTTACAGCATAATCACAAGAACTAACGACGCAATTAGTTTACAGTTTAGTGACGGAACTTTTGGTGATTTGCCATTAGGTACATTTAGAACTTACTACAGAGTAAGTAACGGTTTAACATATACTATTAATACACAAGATATTCGTAATGTAAGTGTTAGTATTCCTTATATTTCAAATGTAGGACAGCAAGAAACTTTAACAGTTACAATGAGTCTTGCATCAAGTGTGTCAAATGCAACTGGTGCAGAATCAAGTGACGATGTTAAAGCAAATGCTCCTGCAACATATTATACACAAAACAGAATGATCACAGCTGAAGACTATAATATTAGTCCTCTTTCAGCCAGTACACAGGTTGCAAAAATTAAAGCAATTAATCGTACAAGTAGCGGTATTAGTAGATATTTTGATTTGTCAGACCCAACAGGAAAATACAGTTCAACAACCTTGTTTGCTGACGACGGAATTCTTTATAAAGAAGAATTTAAAAATAGTTTTAGATTTTCTTATCAAAATAAAACCGACATTGAAGGTATTGTTGTTAACGACATTTTTGACATTATAAAGAATGTAGATTTAAGAAATTTTTATTATGATAAATTCCTTAATTTTGTTTCAGGACTTGATGCTGTTTGGCAAAACGTTACTACTGATACAGGGTTTTCTTCTGGATACTTGATTTCTAAGACAGGTTCAACTATCTACAAAGTTGGAAGTTATACTTCTACAGATTTAAAATATTTTAAACCAGGCGCACTAGTTAGGTTTACTGCACCAGACGGTTGGTATTTTGATGTATCAAATAACAATGAATTAAAATATGGAAGTTCATCAACACCAGGCTCCGCATTAGCAATTTGGGCAGAAGTTGTTAGCGTTGTCGATGATGGTACTGCAGCCGGCGCAGGCGTGTTGAGTACAGGATTTGGTCCTATTACTTTTAACGTTAATGTTCCCTCAGGTATTAGCGGTTCAGGTGTAGCACCTGCAATTTCACAAATAATTCCAAAGTGGAGAACAGTAATCGATAGTAGTACTATTACTACAATGATTGATCTTATTTTTGCAAATAAACCATTTGGTCTACGATATGACGCTGTTAATCAAGTGTGGACTATTGTATTTGAATTAAATTTAGATAGTAAAAATGCGTTTAGTCTTGGCAAGCAAGGAGATCAAACAAATCTCCGTCAAGATGCAAGTTGGTTATTGTTGTTTACAACAGACAACGAATATTATACCGTTACTTCTCGTGGTCAACGTTATATTTTTGAAAGCGATGCTCAAACAAGATTCTATTTTGAATCAAGCAATAAAATATATGATAGCAAGTCAAATGCTGTTATTAAAGATTTGATCAATATCTTAAGCGTTAATACAAAACCAGATTCAACTTTATCATTTACGTATGATCAAGCCTGGGATATTGTTGCAGAATTTAGAGGTATTGACGGATACGTAGATACTAAAAAATTGATTGTTTCTTTTGCTGATACTGACAACAATGGTGTTGTTGACAACCCTGAATTATTTTTAAACATAGTAAACCCGCCGTCAATAACAGAAACTTCTTCATCTATCCTTCAAACAAAATATATCGTTCAAGAAAAATATCTAATCAGCCAGGGACAAGAAGATTATAGATATTTTGACAATAGTTCTCAGACCGTTTTAATTAAAGCAAGTAAAAACTATGTTAGTTTTTCAGAAAAGGTAACAGGTCAATATTTTTATTTTATTGATACAGATACTGTAGTCAAATACAATGCATTGTTAGCCGATCCTTATATTCCAACATTAGACTATAAAGTATTTTTAGGAAGGGACGGGCTAAGATTCCAATACATTCATAACGCCGATTATGATAGTAGAATTGATCCAGGAGCAACTAATATTATTGATGTGTATTTGTTAACAAAAAGTTACGACACAAAATTTAGACAATGGCTATCAGGAGCAATCGTTAACAAGCCATTACCACCAAGTTCTAATGAACTATACGATTTAGTTTCAGGAAATTTAAATTTAATAAAATCAATAAGTGACGAAATAATCTATCATCCTGCAAATTATAAAGTACTGTTTGGATCAAGCGCAACACCTGATTTACAAGCCAGTTTTAAAGTGATAAAAAACTTAAATCAAGTTGTATCAGATAACGATATTAAAACACGTATTATTTCAGCAATGGAAGAATTTTTTGCATTAGAAAATTGGGATTTTGGCGACACGTTTTATTTTAGTGAATTATCAACTTATGTCATGTCGCAGTTAGCACCTGATATTTCTAGTTTTGTTGTTGTACCAAGACTTAGTGGCCTTGGTTTTGGAAGTTTGTTTGAAATTAAATCTGCAAGCGATGAGCTATTTGTTAACGGTGCAACAGTTGATGATATTGAAATTACTACAGGAATTACATCATCGTCTATTAAATCTGTAGCAGGCACAACTATGCAATCAAATACTACTTCACAACAAAATGTAACAAGTTCTTCGTACGGAGCAAACAATGGCTGATAATACAAATCCAAACGGCGGAAAAACATCTAGTGCGGAACTATTACCTAAATATTATCGAACAGATGCAAATAAAAAGTTCTTACAAGCTACTGTTGATCAATTAATACAGCCCGGAACAGTAAAGAAAGTAAACGGATACGTTGGCAGAAAAAATTCTAAATCTACCACAGGAGAAGATATTTTTGTCCAAGCACCAACTAATAATAGACAAAATTATCAATTAGAACCGGGGTTAGTTATTAAAGATTCTCTTGATAACACCACTTTCTTTAAAGATTATCAGGACTATATAAATCAGCTTAATGTTTTTGGCGCAAATGTCAAGAATCATCAACGATTAAATGAACAAGAGTTTTATAGTTGGGATCCTCATATTGACTGGGATAAATTTGTAAACTTTCAACAGTACTATTGGTTGCCTTATGGTCCTGATGTAATTAAGATTTTAGGCATTCAAGAAAACGTTACAAGTACATACAGAGTTGAAATTAAAACTGAAGCAGATAATAATACTTACGTATTTTATCCCAACGGCCTAGTTGAAAACCCAAGTATTAGATTGTATAGAGGACAAACATATCGTTTTGAAATTAACAGTCCTGGAAATCCGTTTTCAATTAAAACTGCAAGAACAACAGGATCAGCTAACAGATATGAAATATCAAACGTCAGCGGCCACGCAGTCGAACAAGGTGTTATTGAATTTGTTGTGCCAACAAATTCTCCAGATTTGTTGTATTATGTAAGCGAATCAGATGCTGACCTTGGAGGTGTATTTGAAATACTTTCGGTAGATGAAAATTCGTTTTTAGATTTAACAACTGACATCATTGGGAAAAAGACATTCACACTACCTAACGGAACACCGTTGAGCAATGGGATGAAAGTATCTTTTGTTGGTACTGTTATTCCTGAAGAATATAAAACAGGA